CAGCGGCAGAAGCCCGGTGATGATGTCGCCTGTGCCGATCTCTGCTGGCGTAGCGCCAACTCCAGCCCAGCCCGTGATCGGGTCTCCAGGGCTCGACACGAACAACGACCCCTGGATGGCTAGGAAGAGCCTGTTCTGCGCAGCCGTGACGTAGGACGGGGTGTTCGGTACCGCGGTCGAGTTGATCTGCGTCAGCGTTGTGCCGTTGAACTCGAAGGCCGGGTTGACGCCATCGCACCCGTACATCTTCTGGCCGGTTGCGGCGCCGGAGAAGTTGTGGTTCACGAACTCGTACCTGCCGCCAGGAAGAAGCCCGGGCGTGGTGATCATCTGCCAGCCGATCGCCGTCGCGAGCCACATGAATGCGGCAGTGCGGCCGACGTTGTCGCGGAACGCGTAGAGCTTGCCGTTGTAGACCCAGACTCCGAGAACCTGACCTTCGCCAGGGATGGCCTGGATGTCGGCCCGGTACACGGCTGCGGCCAGGTCCTGGTAGGTAACGTCGAGCGCGGTCGAGCTGCCGCTGTTGATCGACATGCTGGTCAGCGTCGCGATGGGCACGGCCGCGACCAGGATCTGCTCGCCTGGCGTGAAGGCGGCGCTGACCTTGGTCACGACCAGGCTCGCTGCGTCTGGTATCGCGATGACGATCGCCGTCTGCCTGCTGCTGTTGCCGACTAGCGCATCGGACACAGCGAACCCGCTGCTGTCCGGCACGGCCATGATCCAGTAGTCGGCGTCGCTGGGCTTGAGCCGGCCGTCGAAGCGCTCGTAGCCGCCGACGCGCCGGTACCCGCCCGAGATCTCTGGCACGAAGTTGCCGGCGTCGATGCACACGCCAGGCCTGATTTGCAGAGCCGGAGAGACGAGATCGATGCCGCCCTGGAGCTGGATGTAGGACGTGCGGATGTCGCCGCTCTGCAGCGGTGCCCACGGCCTCATGCCAGGGGCTCCCCAAAGCCCAGCTCGGGCAGCTGGTCGCGCTCCAGCGCACGCATGAGCGGGCCGTACTCTTCGAGCGCGGTCTGCTTGGCGTCGCCCGCGGCCTCGTAGCCGGCGTACTTCAGCATGGCTCGGTAGACGATGAGCTGGTGAAACTCCTCCGGGAAGGCTGGCACGTCGCCGTCGGCCGTCGGCTTGGCGCCCTGGCGCCAGTAGCGGCCGGTGACCGTGTAGGCCTTGTCGGGCGTCGGTGCCAGCAGGATGGCCTTGTCCTCCGGCCTGGTCGCGAAGATGACCGGCTGGCCAGGCGGCTGCCCGTTCTGGAAGTCGTAGGTGTCGCGATAGACCTGGAAGTCCCAGTCGACCAGCCACTGCTCGCTCGACCGACCGACCGCGGTCTCGAACACGCGCAGGGAGCGACGATCGACCACGCGAATGTTCGTGGCGCCCTGCTGCGCCTTCGTGTACGCGGCCTGGCCAGGCACGGTCTGAAAGCCCGCGGTCGGCGGCCCGAACGTGCTGCCGAACTCCTTGATCATGAAGTTCCACCGGGGATGCCGAAGCTCGATGTCGAGCCAGGCCTGGGCGGCCCAGTTGACAACGCGCTCCAGCTCACCGGTCTGGCCACTGACGGACACCGGGACGTTGGTGCCGGGGATGCTGCACAGCCGCGCAAGCTCCCGGCAGATCTCAAGGAACGTCATGGCCAGCTCCGATCAGCCCGGGTTGCGAGTGATCGACTTCAGCCAGGCGCGGCCGTGACGGTTGTCGTCGCGCACCAACTGGAACGGATAGGACAGGGCCATCACGTTCTGCTCCTGGAAGCCCATCGAGCCATCGGGTCCGACGATCTTGTTCTGCTTCACGCGCGACTGCTTGGCGCGGGCCAGGATCTCCAGGTGGTACCGGCGGATCGTGTGCTCGTTGCCGTCGCGGGGAATGCAGACGTAGTCGCCGTTCACGGTGATCTCAGCGAACTGCGACTCCTTCTCGTCGCCAGGCTCGGCCAGGATCACGACCACCTTCTCGGCCATGAACTTCTCCAGCTCGAAGTTCGCGTTGCTCGGCTTGGCCACGGGCTCGATGTCGATGCCGCTCTTGTCCAAGGGATCTTCGATGCTGAAGTTCTGCGTGCCGCCTTCGATCTTGATGTCCGAAGAATCGACAGCGTCCTTGTTGGGCGCAAAGAAGAAGGGTGTCTGTCCGCTCATGAAAGTCTCTCCGATGGAAGAACCCCGGCACTCGGCCGGGGCTCTGGTTGAGATCAGCCGGGTTGGCCGATCAGCTTGCGATCACCACGGCACCGATGCCGGGCTGGCCCGCGGTGTTGACGACGGCGCCGACCGTGACGCCGGTGGCGTTCCAGTTGCTGGTGCCGTAGGTCCATGGTGCCGCCAGGGTCGTGCCCACGCGCAGCGTGTGGTACGCCACCGGCAGCTCGTCGGCCGGGATCTCGGGCATGTGCAGCTGCAGCGGAGCGCCGCTCGGGCTGGCGAAGAAGCCACGCGAGCGGATGCGCTTCGTGCCGGCTGCGTTGACCGTCCAGACGATCAGGGCCGCAGAGAAGCCGGTGAGCGGGATGGCCACCGTCAAGGCCGAGCCGGCCGGCAGGCGCGGGGTCAGCGCATCGAGGTCGGTCACGCCGCTGTTCACGGTCGGGGTCGTGGTGCCGCTGGGCGAGGTGCCCCAGACGCCGCCGATCGCGAACGGCATGTTGGCCGCGTGCGAGTGCGTGGTTGCTGCGCCGGTGAGACCGGCCAGCGCAAAGCTCAGCATGTTGAGCGAGAGAGCGGTGACTTGCGAGAGAGCGTAGGACATGGAGGTTCTCCTTGGGGTCCGTTGATGATCAGGTCGTGCGGTTGAACCGCGGCGCGGCGGCGACGGTCAGAGGCGTCGTCGTGCCCAGGTTCGTTGCGACCGTGTTGTAGCCAGCGCCGACGGCCGTGGCCGCGACGAGCAGAGCCCGAAGCGACATGAACGCAGCGCGGATGTCGTCCAGCTCGCGACGGAGCGAGTCGAATTCGCCGAGCAGCTGCTCGCGAAACTTCCCGTTCTCGTCCATCGACTGGACAGTGTGCAGGTAAGGCATGTGGTTCTCCGTTGGTTGTCAGAACAGGCCAGGCGTTAGCCCGGCCTGGTTCATCAGAGAGCCGTCACGGCCGCTTCGAGACGGATCATCCAGTTCTCGTTGAGGCGGATGGCCGTCTTCCAGAAGGTGCAGCCCACGTAACCGAACATGCCCATCGGGTTGGCGTGCGTCTTCAGCTTCGCCGGCAGGTAGGTCGGGTCGATGGCGCCCATGCCCTTGACCGCGACCTGGCCCCAGGCCTCTTCGCCCACGATCACGTACGGGTAGACGTCGGCCGCACCGGCGCCGACACCGCCGGCCACCAGGAACGTACCGGCCGCCACCGCAGCGCCGGCCGACAGGGTCGGGCGGAACTCGGGCGAGGACACGAAGCGGAACTGGCCGCAGGCACCGAACTCGCGCTCGTGCAGGGGCTTGGCCGAGCCGTAGTCGACGATGTCCTTGAACCCGGGCAGGTTCATGACGTCGTTCTCGCAGTCGGTGTGGCAGAAGACCAGGTACGCGGCGGCGACGGCCTGGGTGCCGAAGTTCACCGAGCTGGACAGCTTCGAGCTGACGCGGGCGGCGCGGCCGCGCTCCAGCACGCGGGCGCACTGCCGCAGGCGGTTCAGGTTGATGGCCGTGTTCAGGCCGGCCTGGGTCGTGCCGTTCGCGTAGACCACGTTGGTGCCGCCGCGGACCACGCCATAGGCGATCTGCTCTTCGATGGTGGCCATGTGCTCGCCGACCAGCTTCTGCATGTCGCCGGGGATGTCGTCCTCGTACAGGCTTTCGGCCTTGCTGGACAGCTTCATCAGCACGCCGTAGTTCTGGACGGTGCATTGCACGTCCTGATACGTGATCGTGCGGGCGTTGGGCGTGACGCCTTCCTGCAGAGCGTAGTTGGCCGCGGTCACTGCCGGCGCACCGTTGGCGTCGGCGTCGATCGGCACAGCGCGACGGAAGACCACGGTGTCGGTCTTCTTGGTCGGCATTTCCTTCTGCATGCCGAAGGTCGAAATGACCTTCATGGGCATGGCGTGCTTGAGCATGCCGCGCTCGGCCATGATCAGGTTGCGACTCGGAACAAGGGAATAGGTTTGCATGGTGGTGTCCTGGTGTTGGGTCAGCGACGAGCGGTTTCCTGCTCGTCAAGTTCGGCCCAGATCTCCGCGGGGGTCTTCTCGCTGTCCGGCTTGGATCGTGCCGGCGCGCTCCGACCACCGGAGGGGATCGCGGCCGCGGATGCGATGCGGCGCTGCCGATCGCTGGTGGTGCGGGTCTCCCGCGTCGTCGTCTGCTGCTCCGAATTCACGTACTCATCGAACGCGTGGATCAGCCTGACGGCATCGGCGGGGCTGTTCGAAGACGAGAGCTTCTTGATCTCGTCGGGTTGCCTCACAAACCAGCCATGGAACTCGGGGGTCTTGATCTTGTCCTTCCAGCCCGGGGCACCGAACTCGGTGACCTGTTCGCGCAGAGTCTTCTCGAACTCCTCGCGGGAAACGAACTGGCTGGGATCGGGCATGCGCTGCTTGATGGCTTCTTCGATGGCGCCAGAGACGCCTTCTCCGAACTTCTTCATCACCTTGCTCATGGCCCCGCCGAATTCGGGGTACTCGGAGACCAGGTTGGCCATGGCCTCGTCGTCCTGAAGAGCCTTCTGGATCTGCTGCTGGGAAGGCGTCTCGAAGCCTGCGCCGCGGGCCGCGGTCCGCACGCGTTCGAGTTCGCTGTTGATCCCACCAACGCGGCCAGACAGGTTGCGCAGCTGCTCTTGCAGCCGGCGGTTCTGCTCTTCGAGACCAGCGACGCGATCGGCTTCGAGCGAAGGCTTCTCGGCTGGCTTCGTCGGCGCGGGCGGCGTCGGTGCGGCGGCCGTAGCGGCGGCACCTTCTTCGACTGCGCCAGGCTCTGCTGGCTCACGAGTTTCTTCGCTGGCAGGAGCGCGAGCACCAGCGATGGCTTCTTCGCCATCGTTGTTGTCGCCCTTCTCCAGCTCATCCCAGAGGGCTTGAGCTGCGGCCAGGTCTTCGGGCTGACGTTCTTCGGTCCCCAGTATGGTTGGCATGGTTGAGATGTCTCTGCTTAGTTTCCTTGGCCGGGCGGAATAACGGGGACTTCATCCCAGCTCTTCGGCACGGCGCCTTCGCTGAGGCTGGACGCTTTCGCGTCGAGCGTCAGGATCTCTTTGATCGTTTTGATGCGACCGCGCAGGAGGGCTGTTGCGACAGCGTCCTTGCCCGGGTCATCGTTCGACTCACGCAAACGCTGCAGCTCTGCCTGCAGATCTTGCGTGAATCGCCTCCATGCATCGGTGCGGAGGTCAGCGGTGATGAGCTTCTGTGTTTCCAACGTGAGGACAAAAAAATGCCCGCCTGGTAAGGGCGGGCTGTTCAAGGTGCGTGGCGTCTGCGATGGTCGCTTCTACCCGGGCCTGAATGTAGCACCAGTTTGGGAATGTGAGCAAGTGCCCACTAGCTCGACAAAAGCTTGCCTGGCGACAAGATCATCCTCTTGCTGGAGCTTGATGCCGAGGCGGCCGCGTTTGCATCGGCCGCAAGCATGACCAGCCCCGATGTGGATCCTGGCGAAGGCGTCATCGTTGCTGAGGCGACTGACCTGGCGGCCATGTCGGACGATGCACTGAACCCCGCAGCAGCGGTCATCGACGCCTGGCGCACCGCGGAGCCGGCCATGGCCGACGTCGAGGATGATCCGGCAGCCGGCGTCATGGAGGACCCAGGCGCTGGCGTGAGCATGGTCGAGCCGATCGACTGACCAGGCGAAACGGCCATCGATGTCGACGCTGTCGACGCGCCGCTCATGGCGGCGGCCAGAGACACAGCCACGGCAGACGACATTGACGCTGACGCTATGGCAGCGCCCGCCATAGCCGCGACGGCAGAAGCGCTGACTGCCGGCAGCATCGAGGCCGGTGTCGGCGGTGGGCCGCCTCCGCCGGTCAGCGCCAGCAGCAGTGACATTTACAGACCCAGTCGGTAGGACACGTACACGCGCCAAATGACACCGGTGTATACCGGGCAGACGACGGTCGTCGCGGTGCCCAGTGCGGCGGCGGCCAGCCCTGTCGCACCGAAGTCGAGCTTGACTTCCTTGTCGATGCCGATGCCAGCAGCGTCAGAACCAAAAGTCATCGCTGGCGAGCCGGGTAGGTTGGTCGTTGTCACCAGGACCGGCGCGGCGGCAGCTGTCAAAGCAGCGGTCGCACTGCGAACGACCTGGATGAAGTCGATCACATGGCGCAGGCCAGCGACGGCCGGAAGCGTTGCGGTAACCGCGGCAGATGCAGCTCCCGTATTGGTAACGAACAGCGTGCTAGGCCTGGCATTGATGGCCGTGTTCAGCGCATCGTTCGGATCCGATGTGATCGTCACCACGCACGAGCCCGAGGTGTAGGCCGAAGCTCGAACGCGAAGACGCCGCAACTGCCCGACAGGCACGCTGTAGACCCGGGCCGTGTTCGCTGCAACAAGCGCATCCAGCAGCAGCGGCTGGGCCGATGGCGGGATCGTGCCGCCCGCGCAGCCGATGGCATACGGGTAGGCCGCCACCGGGTGGAAGTTGACCTCTGCGATGTCCGACGCGCCGGTGAACTCCAGCGTTCCGATGAACGACGTGCTCTGCACATGAACGAGCACGCTGCACTCGCCGACGAGCGGAAGGACGACCTCGGCGTTCAGTGCGCCGACGTTGCCGCTGGCGCTGCCTCGGGCCAGCACGATATGCCCGCGCCGCTGGACATCAACGTCCATACCGACGCCGGACAATGACCCCCTGATTGCGCTATCGATTGCCATGTTTTTCCTCAGTTAGCCCATACGAAGTGGACAAGCCACTCGCCTTGCATCTTCTGCAAGCTCCTGGCGTGGATGTCGAAAGTGTCGACGCCTGGCACGGTGGTGAGTGCGACGAAGACGGGGAAGTACCGATGATCGGATGCCGTGTGATCTGCCGTCGTGCTGTCGCCCATGACCCAGGCCTCGACATGAGTCACGGCCGTGACGCCGACGGCTGGCACGGTCACGACGGCCTCGTTGCTGCCTGGCCAGGAGCCAAAGTCGATCGTTGCCGTGCCGGTGCCGGTGGCCATCTCAGTCCTCGGTCACCATCGTGCCGGCCAAGATCTGAGGCGCAACACCGGCGCCCATGGCAATGGTCGGGGTCAGGGCGCCCTTGAAGAGAATCATGCTGGCGCCGCTGGCCGCGACGCCGAGGCTCCAGTGGGTCGCCGTTCCGCCGCCGCCAGAGCCGTTGGGGAAGTTCGCGTTGGTGGCCAGGCTGCCGGCGTTACCGGCAACAGTGAAGTCGGTCACGGTGCGCGTCTTGGCCACTCGCGCGTAGCCGGTGTAGGCAGCCTCGCTGGTGGTCTGGTCGCCGGCCTCGCCAGGGTCTGCCGTGTGCAGCGCAAAATACAGGCTGCCGACCGTGGTCGACCCGCGAAGGCCGGTCGCATCGCCGACGTTGGCGATGTTCGTGTTGTTCAGCCAAAGCAGGAGATTGGCTGTCTCGAATGCGTTGCTCTTGGACATCGCGACTCCTTACGACGCAAGCGCCTTGAGCTTCTCCAGCCTGGCCTTGAGGTCGTCAGCCATGGCTGCAACGTCAGCAGCCTCCTTGTCGACAGCTTCGCGGTCGAGCTTGAGCTGCGCAGCGACAGCCTCCAGCTCCAGGGCCTGCCTCTTGGTCGCCTCGGCGGCTGCGAGCGCCTCCTGCTTCGCGACTTCCAGGCGCCGCCACTGCTCCGACAGGCCTGCGGCGCTCTGCGAGAGTTCGGCCTTACTGGCGGCGATCTCCTGGATGCCCGCGTTGCGGAGCGCAGCGAAATCCGCACGCTCGCGATCGAGAGCGGCCTTCGCCTCATCGAGAGCATCGATAGCGGCGGCGGCGTCTGCCTCGGCAGAGATTGCGGCCTGGGCCTTCTTGTTGGCCTCATCGATCGCGGCGTCGGCTTTGGCCCGCTCTTCGGCGATCTTCTCGATGGCCTGCTTGATGTTCGACGCGCTGCTCGCAAACTCCAGCAGTCGCAGCGTGTTCAAAACGCCGTCTGTCCCGCCAGGCGAGGTGATCTGGTTCATCATCATGATGCTTCCTTCAGGTGCTGGAGATGACTGCCAGCCTCTGGCCTGGAGTCACGCCGAAGTATTCGGTGGAGCCGGCGCCGAGGCGCATGCTGGCCGTCGATGACGCGCTCGGGTTGTCTCCGAAAGCGACGCGGCATGCTACGTCGGCATGCACTCGAATCAGCTTGGTCCTGTCGTTGAACGGCTGAGACTGCTGGCTGCTGCCGCCGATGGCGACTTGCTGGAACCTTATGCCAGGCTCTGAGCCGGCCTGGATCTGACGGCTGTCGTCGTCCTTGGCCAGCTTCTGGTATTCGCTGATGTCGAGAGTCGGCATGCTTGCCTCCTATTTGCGTTGTTGCCCGATAGCGTCGAGTTTATTCCGAAGCTCTCGAAGCTCATTCAGGACGGATTGAAGATCCTGTCGGATCTCGCCTCGCAGCTCGCGCTGCGTATTCTCAGTTCTGGCCTGGTCGGCCTTGAGTTGGTTGATCTGCGCCTGCAGCTCGCGATCGTTCCCTGTCATGTTCGCGTAGATGCCGGCTGCTGGCAAGAGGACGATGATGAGCTGAACCGCGGTCAGCCAACTGAATTGGTTCTTCATGCTGACGTTCGCGTCGATGTGCTCATGAAAAGTTCTCCGCCGCTCCATCGGCCTTGTGTCTGCTTCGTTGTAGCCTTCCTGATCCATATTAGCTC